ATAGTTGTTACCATCTTCTTCGAGTTTAGTAATCAAATGTGAGACTTTGTCTAAATTGATTGTTGGTCCTTCTGGGTGTCCTAACTCCCCAAAAGCACGATCTTGCTCGACAAATTCTTTGTTGTATCTCTCAACTTCTTTTGCCATTATTTCTTTAGGATATACACGACCATTTCTGTTCTTGATCTCAGATTGCATGAATACGCCTTCTATAAAGTATTCCTTTTGACCCTTCTCGTTCTCTTCTATAATTACGGGTGATACACTATAGTCGTTAAATTCAGATATTAATTTCATCTATTGCTCCTAAAATTTCTTCTTTAGAGATGTTTTCTTCACCCATTGTTAACATTACATTCTTTATATTCTTCATCTCTTTCTCTGCGGCCTTTATATCTCTGTAAGTGCCGATCTTAACATCGTCCATATATACATGAACTTTATTTCTTCTGTCTTTACCATATACGATATTGACAGGTTTACCAGAGACTTTATGTGTCTCTCTTTTTACTTCCTCTTGATCTTTAGGAAGTTTAAATTTGGCCTCATTCAGTTCCTGAGTTATCTGTTTCCAAGTTTTGCTCATTGTTATTCCAATCTACTTGCATCTCAACACGTTTCATGTCGACTGCATCTGCTGTTTTACTTTTGATCGTATCAAATATAGTATCTTTAGCATCGTGCAATTTACCTGCTTCGATTTGATCTACGATTTTTCTTGTATCACTCATGTTTAGAATCCTCCAAATTCATCATTATCATCTTCTCCATCTCCACCTTCAGAATTAATCTCTTGATCCATAACTGATATTTCATCATCAGTCATATTCAAGATTTTCTTTCTAACGTAAGAATTAGAAAAGTACTTACCTATATATGATTCGGCAGAAGAAAGTAAATCTAATCTTTCTTTCATAATCTCTTGCTCTTTTAATTCAGTGAAGTGATTATCAGTAGCAAAATCATATATTAAAAAGTCTGCGATAGCATCGAACTCATCTGCTTTCATGATATTTTTTAATATCAACTGAGTTCTAAGCATATCAGTAAACACTCTTGCAAATTTATTTTGCAAACGTTTAGTGAACTTATTAAACTTAAGTTCGTCTCTAGAAATCTCAGATGAACGACCCATATTGAATCCGTTATCTGCTTCCATTCTAGTTACAGGAACATTGAGAGAACGATATAACTTCTTCTTGAAGTATTCTATATCATCTATATCTGCCAAGTTTTGTCCACCTGGTAGAGTTGTTATCTCTGTCCCTCGGCCACCTTCTCTTCTAGGTAACCAAAAATCTTCTAGCATCGACATGTGGCGTCTATCATCTTTGATCTCACCAGTGTCTGCATTATAAACAAGTTTATTTCTATACTTGTTCATGACATCTGCAAGGTATTGTTCTGCTTTTGCTTTTGGCAAGTTACCAACATCAATGTAGAAGATTCTTCTTTCTGGTGCTCTTGATATTCTGTAGATAACAAGTGCATCTTCCATCATTGCTAACTGGTTTGCAGTCTTCAATGCTTTATGCAAATATCCGATTACAATATTCTTAGTGTAATCTAACATTCCAGAAGTAGTATAACTTACTGCCTCTGGTGCTATTTTAAGAGTTGCGCCTTCGTTAGCACTACTCTTGTCAAAACCTTTATCGTTGAATACGTAGAACTCTTCAACTTTCTTTATACGTTCGATCTGATCTTTGCCTTTTTCTTTCTCTACGTTTCGAACTTTCTTGATCTTTAACGGATCAACATTTCTAATGTCGACCATACCCTGTTGAGGCCTTTTGGAATCCACTACCTTATGGAAGTAAATTCTGCCATCAACGTACCATTTTCTGAAGATTTCGTGAGAGTTCTGATTGAACTTCATCATTGAGATAATGTGCTTGAACTCATCTTGTATCTTCTTCTTAATACTAGCAGACAGTTTTAAAGATTCTAAATCTAAAGTTACTGTTCTATCTTCTGTATCAGATATAACACATTCGTTAACGATATCTTCGATGGCCGCATCACATTCGGGAACTAGTGATGTTTCCCTGTACCTTCGGATAAGACCAATCTCATCTTTGATACCACCTTCCATATCGACATAAGAACCGTATGCCCCACCCGATATGAAACCCCCAGGTTGCTTACTGATGACTGGTGTACCATCATCAGATTGTGGAGGTACAAAAGACTTCGCAGAAGTCTTCTCTATATCTTTTCCTCGTAATTCTTCTTTCTTACGATTTATTTCAAACCCAAATATTTCCATAATATATATTTATATCACCCCAAGAGGGGTGATATATCCGTTATTAAACGACTCTTTCCCAGTGCGAATATTGGAATTCAACATCAAATGTCTCCAATGCATCGACTGTCTCGTAAGATAAGTCAATAGCACCAATACTTGTTGGAAACATGTTAAAGAATTCGTATCTTGCTAACACTGAGTCGTCTTTGTTTAATTGCTCGACAAATGCTCTGTCTACTAAGTAATCTAATGATGTGATACCTTCACCAGAATCTAACTCTTGAATATCTGTTTGCCAGTTTTCTAGAGCGGATCTTGCTGAGAACTCAACATCATTTATAATAGTTACTGTCCAAGGTTCAAATGTTCTGTCTCCTGCGAGTTTCAGAACGTGTCCTCTAAACTGTTGTTCTACTACACCTACTGTAGCGGCAGGGATCTGTGCGGCCTGACATAGAAATTCGATCTTATCGCCACTTCGAGGTAAAAAGACTCTGAATCTATTTGCTCTTGGGCCACCACCGATTAACTGTGCTTTAAATTGATCTATTGTTGCCATGCTTTACTCCTTAAACTGCTCCGTAGATTTCTTCGAACTCGACACCACTACGTGATGCAACAAAGTTCAATGTTATAAAGTTAATAGACTTAGCAGGTTTAATAAAGATAGAACATACAAATTCGTTTCTATCTATAACTGAATCAGTATTGTTTGTTTCATCACAAACTACTGAGAAGTCTATTAATCCTCTTCTGTTCTTAACATCTCTTAAGAAAGGTTCTACAGTTGATCTAAACTGTGCTCTAGTGAATGCATCGTTAAATTCGAACAGTTGTGCTTTAGCGGCAACTGATATTGCTTTCTCTAGTACCATGAACAATCTTCGTACATTGATTCTATCAAATGCTGAAGGACTTGTTAATGCAGTTTTATCTCCGAACAACACTGTACCTTGTCCTGGGAATGTTACTATTGGATTAACTCTTGCTTTATAAAGATCATCTCTAGATGCTGACTTAGGATTGTAAGCAAGTTTAGTAATACCTAAATATTGACCTCTTGAGAATCCTGCTGGTGAATACCATGGATCTTGTAGTAAGTCTGATCTTGCCATAATTCCAGCAGTGTGTCCGTTTCCAGGGATCCAACAATACTTATCGTTGTATCTATCGTATTGGTATACCCAACCTGAATCGAATACTGCGTATGAACTTGAAGTTAACGGTGCAAAGTCTGCCAAAACCTGTGAGGTTTGTGCTGATTCTGATGCTTGGTTAACTACACTGTTTTTCTTAGGTGATGCAACGACTAGAATATCTTTTCTCAACTCTGCAATGTTAATAGCGGCATTAACTATTGTAGTGTGATCTGCTCTAATGTCTTGATCAACTCCTGATCCGTTGTCTGTTCTTGTTGAACCTACGATTAAGAATGAATAATCTTGAGTTTCACCATCTTCAAAATGAGTTTGAAGAGCAACAGTTTTTTCTCCTGCTGTTGGTGATCTTCCATCAACTCCTGCTGAAAGTGAGGAATTTAATGGTAGGTTAGGTCTTAAGAATGCTTTACCTGATACTAATGATCCTGCAAATGTTCTATCTGGTGCGGCCTGACCTGATCCCATGATTAAAATATCGTGTCCTGACCAGTATATGTAATTACTTCCGTTTGCGATTACATCTTTATAGTAATTACTATTTCCAGATGCATCTTTGGCGTCTGATGCTACAGACACGAAACCGTATGTTTCTAAGACTGAGTTTTGAACTCCTGTCCAACTTCCGTCTTCGTCTGATACAACAACGTGTACTTCATCGTTTGCGGCGCCATTTGCTGTCGCATTAGCAGATGTTCCTGGTGCCTTAGTAAATAAGTCGTGGAACTCCCAGAATCTATCTATACTCTCGTCATCTGCGACTGCTGTTAATAGTCCTGTTCCTGCTGGTTGATTCAATGCTTCGATTGTTAAAGCATTGGTGTTAATTGCTAAAATTCTGTATTTTGCGTCATGCTGTGCAAATTTAATCATGTCTCTGACTTTAAATGCAGTACCGTCATCTACGTTGATGACTGTTGTTGTTATTGCATGTCCGCCATTTTGATTTACTGCGTTGACAGAATCGTTAAAAAATGCGTTACTAGATCCACATATGGAAACTTTTAGTGAGTTACCTAAAGCACCTGGATATCTTGCTACCCAATTACCTGCATTAGATGCCTTACCGCCATCCTTATATGTGTTTATATAATCGTCTTCGTTCTTCAAATTTAATGTTGTGTTGCCACCTGCATTAGCAGATTTTAACCCCGAGGTGTTAATTCTGACTAATTTGAGTGCTGATCCGTATCTTAGAAAAGAGTCTGCTGAATAAAAATCTTCTGCTCCAGCATCTGAATTTGCGGGTTGAAATACACAATCCACTAACTCTTGTCCGCTTGAAACTGTTTTTACTTCGTCAACAGGACCCCATTGAAAGACACCAGCAAACGCCCCTACTGTTGAGGAAACTGCTGGAACAACATTCGAAAGATCAACTTCTTTGATCTGAACGCCTGGTGATACTTGAAATGCCATACTTTTCTCCTGTTAAACTAAAAAAGTTGTTTACTGTTTTATTTATAATCTTTGATATCTCACTAGATTACTTATTTTGATAAAACTCGTTAGAATCATTAAACCATCTATCGCCTTCTTTATCTACAAAACTTGTTTCAACTCTTCCGTCTTGATTCCCAAATACTCCGGGTGGTAGTAAATCTTCTTCTATGATCTTCTGTTGTTCGGAATATAGTAAATCTTTTATTTTTTTATCGGTTAGATTAGTAAAGAAATCAGTTGTAATAAACCAACTGAACAATACTAAGTTCATAACCATATCGTCATGATATCCTCTATCTGCTTCGAAAGACTTTCCTTTATTGATAAACGTCATCAATTCTGTGATAGTTGCTCTATCTTGCACTATAAGTCTATTCTCTTCTAATAGTTCTTTCATCGTAGAACAACCTATTCGTTTGATTCTACGAGACATAGTGATACCAATATCTTCTGCTTTAGTCATACCTTGAACAAAAACGTTCGGATACTCTATGTCATAATGTAACTGACTTGCAACCATACTACCTTCGGCATTGTTTTCTATTATTACCATTGCCTCATTGTATGGTCTACAATACTTATTTAGTAAATCTGGGTATATCATAGGACTCACTGTATTGTCTCTATATGTACAAACTTGCTTAAAAGGTTTCGTAGACACATCGAAGATACTAAAAGTAGAGTAATCTAAACCACGACCTTTTGAAACATCTACTGTACAGATATAATCATGACCTTCTTTTGGTCTTTCATATACATTTACACCATCTTTATTCCACTCAGGATCTATTGCTCTCATACCCAATAGTGTATCTGAGTTAATCAAAGTATTACCTGTACCAAGAAAGGAGTTCCCGTACTCTTGTTCGAACTGTGCCTCTGATGTATTTGCTATAGTTTCTTTTTTCCATTCTTCATCACGACCAGGTACATCAAACCAATTGATCAAGAAGTGTTTATACTCTGAGTTACCATGTATAGCACTCTCATATATCTTATGGAACATATTACCAACACCATTTGCAGTAGATGTAATGATAACCTTTGAATTTTTACCAGATGTAATTACAGGATATGTTGCAGTATAGAATGTCTCTGCATCTTCTACGAATGCAAACTCATCAAGATACAACATGTTA